TAGAACTTGAACTAGAACTGCTAGAACTAGAGGAGGAACTAGAAGAAGAACTACTGCTGGAACTCGAACTGGTCGAACTGGTCGAACTGGTTGATGAGTATGCTTGTTGGTTACTGACATCGCCAATATTGGTAGTTGTGCCTGTACTACTTACTGTAGTTGTTGAAGAAGATACACCTGCTGTTGTAGGACCATTATCAAATGATGTAACTGCTCCTGTTGGTTGTGTTCTCAGAGTTGATGTCTGAGCAGCAATGCTACCTGCCTGATTTGTAAATCTAGAAGCAATACTGAGAGGTGTTTTCTTATTACCTTGATCATCCAATTCAGCATGTGGTAGATATGCAAGTAGTTCACTAAACTCATCTAAAATTTTATTAACTACACCTGCTGTTGGAATGTTTATAAAACGTTTTTGTTCATTTATAAAGGTTTCATGTTCATAGTTACTTACAGGATATATTGATTGTGATTCACCTAAAACTGTGCCATCTGGTAAAACTGTTCTCCAAGTAGAGTTAACTTCAATACCTTCTTTTACAATTACTGTTTCATTATATAATGCCTCTTGAGTCTCATAATGATGAACAGAGTCAGGATCTGCATACCTACTTTTTACATATTCTTGTAATTCTATTTCTGTCTTTGGCCACTGTTCGTATACATCTGTAATGTTGTTTACTAATAAAATTATCCAATCCATAAATGGATCATTAAATAATGATTGTGCTACGTCACAAGGTTTTAATCCTTCTGGAATTTGTGCTCTTTCCCAATTATTTGTATACTGAGCTAAACCCTCCCTTATTTCAACTCTCCTAAAAATATTTTTTACCAAACGATATCTATAGGACTGATCAGTTGTTACACCTTCAGCAACATATACATTTGGGAATCTTGAAAAATAAGACATTAGTAACCTACCCTGACATCTCCCTGATTGAGGAGTTTAACTTCTGTGAATTGTAAATTCAAAACTATTGCTGGTACTTGAATCATGTCACCAGTATATGATTTGAATGATGTATACTGATTATCTGGAGTATAGTTAACAGAAACACCAGAACATACAGTATCGGTCATTTTATAATGTAGTCTTGTAGCTGGTATATCATCATCATTAAATTCATTAGCATCTGGATTTATACGAACATAATCTAACTTATAATGATCGGGTAATTCAAAGAATCTATTAGATAAATTATCAATATCACCAAGAACATCTTTAAATTCCTTATTAGCATTTTTTTGAAGTGGATTTAGCGTTACATCTTCTGTTCCATCTCCACTTGCCTTATTTTGTTTCTGAGTTTTTGATGAAAATGTTCCCGCATTACCAAATACTGTTCCACCTGATCCGCTAACAACAGGATGAGCACCAACTTTTACATACTGGATTATATCATTAATCATTTTTGCTTCCTTAAAATTTCTTGCAAGCATTTTAATAGCAAAACTATGATTTCTAAAATTCATTTGTTGGAATAACTGCTCAGTATATGGGTTAAATACTTTTCCTGTGAGTAAACCTTGTAAAGAATTAGCATCTAACTGACCTTGAGTTCCAAAGAATCCAGAAATAGCATTAGCACCTTGAGCAACTGCAGATGCAGCAAATTCTGGTAAAATTGCTGCAGCAGCTTGTTGAAGTGATCCTGCTAAAGTTTCAAAACTATCGCTACCTAATGCTTTTAGTGCTGCAGCACCACCAACACCTAGATTTACTTGACGATATACTGGTTGATATTGTGCATTAATTCCTGGTGGTATAGCGATATAACATGAACTTCTATGAAAACTTCTTTCTGCAGTCGCTGTATTTGTTATAAAACCTGAGTTTGCACCATAAAAACCACCAGTTTTACCACCACCAGCACTTCCAAACTTATACTTAGTTCTTTTTCTTTGTATTCTAAGGTAATCTGTAGCACCAGTAGATCCAGTTGCATCGTCTCCAATGAAGTCTTCATTAGATGCAACGGGTGCTTTCAGAGGGTATCTCAAAGTTACAGGATAATCGTTGTTATCATAAAATGCCATTTGAGCCTAAATTGCCTAAATATTATGTGGTCTTTATGTATTTATGCGTTATCAAGGAAAATATAGACCTTCCTTTCCTAGGAAGTACAAAGGTGACCCAAATAATGTCGTTTATAGGTCTTCATGGGAGTATAAATTTATGAAATGGTGTGATTTTACTCCTTCTATCCAAGAATGGGGTAGTGAAGAGATCATCATTCCATACATTTCTCCTGTTGATGGCAAAAGGCACAGATACTTTCCAGATTTTTATGTAAAAATCCAGAATCGTAAGTATTTAGTTGAGGTCAAACCATTTAGACAAACTATGGAACCTAAAACACAAAAAAGGATTACAAAACGCTATATTAATGAAGTTGTCACATGGAGTGTCAACAGAGCAAAGTGGAAAGCAGCAACAGAGTTTTGTAAAGACCAAAACTGGGAGTTTAAATTAATTACAGAAAAGGAACTTAAAGTCTAATGGCATTAACTCAAGGCAATCTACAGGCAGCACAATATCCTTCGTATCAGGAATTTCTTGCATTTTCAAAGCAACAGGATAATCATCCGAGTTTTGGTAACTTATTTTCTGTTCACTTTGCAAGTCCAAGAGTTTTACAAAACACTGATAATATACAAGGAGGAAGTAAATCAAAGAATTTGATTTCAGAAACGGGTGATCTATCAAAACTCTTAAATTTTTACTGTCAGTCAGTTAACTTACCAAGTAAACAGGTAACTACTGGTGCTGTGACTAATGTTGGTTCTGCTACAAAGTACGCTACATCAGCAGCATATAGTCAGTTAAATATGACTTTTATCATGCCTCAATCTCAATATACCCGTGCATATTTTGAAAGATGGGTTAGTAGAATGGTTCCTGATTCAAATCAATATGTAGATTTCTTTGATAACTATGTTTGTCCTAGTATAAGAGTATATAAGTTTGAAAGAGGAAATGGTGACTTAGTTAATAATGATCCTGATATGATTACTGCATTGAGAGAATCTGGAACTCCTATATTGATTGCTAAAAAATACAGAATAACCTCTATAATTGATATTCGTAACGCTTTTCCATATAATATTGGATCTGTGCAGTTAAACAACGATGCTTCAAGAGCAATGACATTGACTGTTGGATTTTTATATGAGCGATATCGTGTTACTACAGCTCAAGAATTTACTGATGAGGGTAAATTCAAGCATCAAGGTAAGAATGCAGCAGTGTTTTCACAACCACTGCGTGTCAATTCTGGAATTCTCTTCCAGTAAGCACCTAAATAAAATTACTGAATTGAAATATAAATTTCATGGCATTACCAAAACTGAATGTACCAAAGTACAAATTAAAGTTACCTTCTGATGGTAGAACTGTTAACTTTAGACCTTTTCTAGTAAAAGAGGAAAAACTTCTTTTGATGGCAACTGAGTCTGGTGAACAGTCAGAATTAATTTCGGCAGTTACTGATATCATCAAAGCTTGCACAGATGTGCAAGATGTTGATAAACTACCGACTTTTGATATTGAATATCTCTTCTTACAGATTAGAACTAAATCTGTTGGTGAAACTATCAAGTTGACAGTGACTTGCCCTGATGATGGGGAGACACCTGTTGAAGTATCAATCCCTCTTGACGAAATCAAAGTTGCTAAAACTAGAGGACATAAAAAGGATTTAAAAGTTTCTAGTGATGTAACTATCACTATGGGATATCCAAAACTTGATACTTTTGTTAGTATGAACTTCCAAGAAGGTGATTCACCTGGTATGGATCAAGTATTTGATATGGCAGCAAGTTGTTTAGAAACAATCTCTGATGCTGAACAAGTATATGACTGTTCTGATACACCTAAGAAAGAGATTTTAGATTTCTTTGATCAGATGGACACAAAACAGTTCACTATGATTCAAAATTTCTTTGAAACCATGCCTAAACTACAGCATAAACTCAAGGTTACAAATCCAAATACTAATGTAGAAAGTGAGGTCGTATTGGAGGGTTTAGCGAGTTTTTTCGCCTAGCACTCCTTCATCAAGACCTAAAGGGTTATTTTGAAAGCAACTTTGCTTTGATTCATCATCATAAATGGGATATGCAATACATTGACAATCTCATGCCTTGGGAAAAAGAGATATATGTTACTCTCTTAGTCAATTTCCTAAAAGAAGAAGAAAAACGAATGAAGGAGCAGCAAGCAAAAGGTGGCTAAAATACAAGTCTATAAGTTTGTTAATTATGGTGCAATCAGATCGACTGCTCCAACAGTTGTTGCAGCCAAACAATCTTTGCTTGCTACTAATAGATTAGGAAAAACTATACATTCCGTTGGTAAAGAAGTTGTAGATATTAATAAACTTACGTCTTTAAGACTAAAGACGATGGAGAAAGCTGATATTGCGGAGAGAAGAGCAAAAAGAAGACAAATGGATCAGGAGGCAGAGGAACTCCAAGAAAGTATAGCAGGTAAAAAGAATCTATCAGAGTATTTTAAAAAGAAAAGTAAACTTAGATATAAAAAATCAGATTTTGGTGCTGGCATCTCAAAGATGATGAAGGGTGCTTTTGGATGGGTACAACCTCTTTTAGGACCTTTTGTTTCACTGTTTACGAAACTTGGTGCAGCTCTTTTCATGAAAGAGTTACTTGAGTGGGCAAGTGACGAATCAAATATTGAAGCAATGACTGTCTTTTTAGAGAAGACAGCATTTGTATTTGAAAAGATATATGGTTTTGGTGAATGGATTATTAAAGATAATTTGCTAGATGGTTTTGATAAACTATTTGGTAGTGACAGTTCTTTCCTTGGAAGAGTAGAAGGTTTTGGTAAAATGATGACAGGTATCATTGGGTTGAAATACCTGATGAATCCATTCAGTATTATTACTGACATTATATTTTTAGCAAATATTCTTGCTGCAACAAGATTTATTCCAGGTAAAGGTGCTTGTTTACCCAAAGGTAGAAATTTTAAACCTAATCTTAAAAATAATAAAGTAAACTTGAAAAGGACAATAAGCGGTGGGAGACAGATGAATCCTGGTCCTTTCAGTGGAGTAAGAGAGTGGTTTAGAAAATTTAGAACAACTGCAGGTAATAAAGTTACTCAAGGCACTACGACAGGTAAAAACCTTTTTGGAAGACTTTCAGATGGTGTAAAGAAAGCTGTTACACCAAACAAAGTTACCCAATCAGGTAGTGGTAATATTTTTACTAAATCACTTAATAATATAAAAAACATATTTAAAAAATCTAAGGTTACAAGTAATGTGACCCCAAATATAAAGGTCAAACCAAATATAAATATCAAACCAAGCAATATTATAAAACCCAAAACTTTTAATGTAAAACCTAAAGCAGGTGGGGGACCACTAGGCATCCTGCTAGGGATTGCTCTTGATATAGGAATTCAAGCGGGATTTGGTTCTATAGAACAGAAAAAATTTGAAAATTACCTCATAAAGTTTGAGGCAATGAGTAAGGATGAACAATTAAAAGAAATTCAAAGGAGAACAAGAATAAGAGATTATGCTAAATCAAGAACTGAAGGTGCTTACGGTGTTTTTCAAGAAATTATTACTGGAGGTGGATGGTTAGGAACGAATTTTAATAAAGAAACGTTTGAGAGGGAGACTAATTATCTGAAGGCAATGCATCAGATAATGGGGACTGTTGACAGTTCTGCTATGAATCAGAATGAGTATGAGCAGTTCTATGAAAATGTACCTGAGAAAAATAAAGACGTTAAAGGTAATAGTTTTGATAAACTTAATCCTAAAAATGATAGAAAATGGTGGAATCCTACAACATGGTTTAAGGCAGAAGGTGGAGAATTACCAGAGTTCATCTTTGGTGGTATATTCAGAGGAATTAAAAGAGCAGTTAGTGGTGTTGTTAACACTGTTAGTAAAGTTGTAAGCGGTGTTGTTAATACAGTTACAAATGTTGTTAGTAATCCAATAATTAGCACAGCACTTTCATTTGTACCAGGCATTGGTCCTATTGTTGGAGCAATAAACGCTGTATCAAATCTTGCTCAAGGAAATATTTTAGGTGCTATTACCAGTGGTATTGGTGCTGTAGGACAGTTTGCGAATATTAATACAGTTAATGCTATCAATCAACCTCGATGGATGCAGAACTTAAGATTTAGTAAGTTTGGTAAAGGACTTTCTAACTTATACTTCAAAGGTGCTAATGCTTTTAGTGCTGCTAGTTCTTTCTTAAGTAATACTGTTGGTGCTATCACTGATAGTAGGATAGGTAAGATTGGTATGAAGTTGTTAGGTGGTAATACAGGTGGTGCTATTGGTGAAGTTGTTGGTATGATACCTGGTTTACAAGGTAGAATGGAAGGATTTGGTAATTGGTTAGAGAAGAATCAATTACAAGGTATATTAGGAGCAGTACCTGGTGTCAGTGGTCTTCTAAAGAATATACCTAATGTGATGTCTATACCTGGCATGGAGAAGATACTTGGTGGAGAAGGATATGGTTTCTCTGCTTCTAGAGCTTTAGGTTCTGTTGCAGATAGATTTGGTATGGGAGGCATATACGCAGCTATTATGAGTGGTGCTCAATCTGGTGACTATGTTCAAGGATTGAGAGAACTAGCACCTGAGTTAGGTGTAGATCCTAGAATTTTAGGTGTATTGGATAAAGGTAGAGCATTACTCAGTAATAATAAATTTAACGCTGAATATGCTATGCAAACTGCTATTGAATTCTTACCAGTTCCTTTAATTGTAGAGAAGTTAATACCTGCACCTACACCTGTACCTATAAATAGCGGTGATACCTATCTTGTAGCACCTTCTACTACCAATTCTAAGAAGTAAATTATGAATATAATGAGAGGATCAAAAATTAATTTCTACAAATTTGTAGATCCTGATGGAGGAGGTAAATCCAGTGGAGGTGGTGTCGCTACAAAAGGTCAAGAAAAATTAGTAAAAACTATAAAGTTACAAACAACTGCAATTAATGGTTTAGGTGCTACAGTAAACTCATTAGGGACAGTTGTAAAGGACATAAAGAAGCAACAAATATCACTTTTAGAAGTAGAGAAGAAAAGAGCAAAAGCAAAATTTAAACCAATATTTCTGAAACCTCAGAAAATAAAAAAATTTAGTGGTTTTGATTCTCTCTTCAAAGGTAAGATTCCTGGTTTCTTTGAGTCACTTTTAAATTTAATAGGTTCATTTGCAAAATTATTCTTAGTTCTACCTGCTCTTAAATGGTTGGCAGATCCAGATAATCAAGATACAGTTGTATCTATTTTAAAAACCATGCACAAGGTTTTTAAATTTATAGCGGGTTGGGCAAAATTCTCAATTAATAATACGATAGAAGGATTGTATGATTTATTAGCAGATGAATCTACTCTTAGAGAAAGAATTGGCGGTCTTTTTCAAGCATTAAAGGGGTTAGGTGCAGCTTGGTTAGGGATTACTTTACTCACTAATCCAATGGCAGTTGTCAACACATTCAAAAGTGTGTTAATATTCTTCAACAAGGGTCTCCTTGCTGCCTTTGCTAAACTTGCTACACATCCTTTACTTGCAGGTGCAGCATTATTTCTTCTTCCAAAATATGCAGATAAAATTCCTGGATTAACTAACCAAAATGAGGAAGCAATCTCAGAAAATCTAGATCAAGCAGGAGACGGACTTGCAGATTCTCTTACTAAAGAACAAAGAATCGAAGAACTTAAAAGACAAAAAGCAGATCTTAACTTTGTAGATAAGTTGTTTGGAAAAGGAAAAGAGATCGAAGAATTAATTTATTACTTAGAAACTGGACAGTCAAAAGGTTATGGATTTTCACATGGAGGATATTTAGATGGGTATGCTAAAGGTGGTTGGATTTCTGGTCCTCAGTCAGGGTATCCTGTATCACTAGATGGTAATAAACCTGATTTTATTGGACATGGTACTGAATACGTTGCTAGAAGAAGTGATGGTGGAGCATTTGTAGTTCCATTTGATACAATGGCAACAAGGGCGATGCCTGGTTTAACAGAAGCGAGACTTGCTGAAGCAGCACAACAAGGGTTCTTGTTTGGTGGAGGTGGTCTTGATAAGTTCACTAGAGCTATGATCAAAGAGCATGAAGGATTAAGACTAAACAAATATAAAGATAGTCTTGGATACACATCTATCGGATATGGTCATTTAGTTAAACCTGATGAAAAAATACCTAATACAATTAGTAGAGCTCATGCTGAACTGTTGTTTAACAAAGACTATAAACACCATAAGAAAGCTGCTCAAGGAATACCTGGATATAAAAATCTTTCATTGCAACAAAAAGCAGCAATGATTGATCTTACATTTAATATGGGTCCTCAGTGGTATCAGGAGTTCCCATTAATGATGGCAGCTTTACAGAAGAAAGATTATAATACTGCTGCTGCAGAACTTAAAGATAGTCTTTACTATAATCAAGTTGGTCGTCGTGGTGTCACTACAGTATCTTTGATGAATAATAATGGTGTAGGTGATTATCTAAGGGTGTTAGGTATTGTTCCTCCTGCTGGTTCTGATCAAAACAAACAAAATTTTGGTTTTGCACCTATCTTTAATATGCTTCTAGGTGCTGGACCTGCAGGTGCATCTGAACTGGATCTTTTCAATCAAAAAGTTGTAGAGAACAAAGGTAGAGTAGTATCATCTAATCTTGGAAATCTTACAGTCATTCCTGCAAGTCATAGAGATACTGCTACAGGATGGGGTATCAAGGGAGTCACTGATTCTATGGGTCGTCCTGTAGTCTTATCTCAACCTGCTGCTGCACAATTTATGCAAATGATATCAGACTCAAAAGGTCAGGTCACTGGTGCTGATGTGGCAAGTAGTGGTAGGAGTATCAAACATAATGCTAAAGTTGGTGGACATGAAAATTCAGTACATTTATATGGTGAAGGACTTGATGTTTCTGGTTCTACCTACAAGTGGATGTTGAAGAATGGTATTAAATATGGGTGGAAATACAAGTATTCTCAAGGTCCTGGTAGTGGTCATTTTGATTATGTTGGTGTAGGTTCTGGTAAAACTCCTATACTTTCACCTTTTAAAACTGGTAAATCTTTCATGTTTACTAAAGATACTAAAAATATCACTGAAGGATTAGGTCGTCCTAGTGTTGGAATAGTTGGTGCTAATTCAAATATGCTTGATATCTTCAAAGAAGCTAATTTTAGCGAGAAACTAACAGAGATGTTTGGAGGTGATACTAGCGGTACTTCATTAATGGATTTGTTTAGTGGTGGATTCACACAAGGTGCTATGTCAAACAATAAGGGTTTATTTAGTGGTAAACCTAAGTTTAGTAAAGGACAAGGAAGTTATGAAGAACAAGCAAGAGTTAGAAGAGTAACAGAACAAAGAAACCAAGCAAGAAGAGAGATCAATGCAAAGACTACAGAAATTGTACAAATGGCACTTGCTGCTGTAGAATCATCTAACGGATCTAACCGTGAGTTTATTCAAGTTGCTGAAGCAGGTATTCGTCAATTACTAGGTGCTCAAGCAGGTGGTGGAACATTTGCTAATGTTCAAGGAACTACAGGAACTGTTCTTAGAACAGCAGTTGCAGTTCTTAACTCCTTTAATAATCCATTGAGAGGTATATTTACATGAGTAGTATTACCACTGCTATTTCTCAAAAAATACTGGGAAATCAAGATGGATCAATCTCAGCTCAAACATCTGGTGAGATCGATGCCAAACTTTTCTTGTATAAAGATGGTAGAAAGATGCAAACTCCTAGTGGTGCTGATGACTTAGCTTCTTTTTTAAGAGGTTTTGAACTATACGAAAGTATGGCAACAGCATGTATGGAGTTAAGATTGATATTAGAAGACGCTGCTGGTTTATTTTCTAGTCAAATAACTGGTAGTGAACAGTTTGGTTTACAAATTAAAACTGCTATCATTGATAGGACATATAGATTCAGATGTTATCAAATAGAATCAAGAGTTAGAACTAATCAAAATACAGAAGTTTATCTACTTAACTTAGTATCAGAAGAGTTTTCAAGAAATGAAATAACAAATGTTTTTGGTAATTCAGAAACTATTTTTAAAAATAAAAATGAGGCTAGTGAAATTATCAGAACTGTAATGGGTAAACAGTATCTTAATTCTGGTAAAAAATTATATTTGGAAGAAAGCATGAATAAACAGGCTTTCATAGCTCCTAATTGGAGACCTTTTGACTTGATTTATTGGGTATCTCAAAGAGCAATTCGTAAATCTGGAACAGGTAAGAAATTACAAAATGCTTTTGCTTTCTTTGAAAACTCTGCAGGATATCATTTTAAATCTGTTGATACCTTAATTGAAAGAATTAATGAGCAAGAGGATAACCCTACTAACTTATCAAGTGATTTAGCTGACTATCGTTTATACACTTATACCTATCAACCTAAAAAAATCTCTTCTAATCAAGGTGCTGATCAGTTTACAATCAATGGTATTTCTTTTCCAAAAGAAAGAGATTACTTAGTAGGACTAAGAAATGGTAACTTTGCAGGTTATAGCGTAGGATTTGATCCTGTATTCATTACTAGATCTAGAATGGGAACAAGTACTGATTTATCTGCTGATTCTTACAATTATAATATGAAAGATATTTGGAAACAGATGTCACATCTGAATAAACTATCACAAAACCCTCAGGTAACTTTAGATCCTACAATTCAACAGGTTCAAAAGACTCCTAAGAGAGTTAGATATGAGATGATACCTAATCAAATTTTTGATCCTAAGTTTAAGAACGCACCTCAAAGAAATTATGAACAATTAGTTGAACTACAAGCATATCAATGGATGCGTGTAGAATCACTAAAGAATGTTCAGTTAACTATTAATGTGCCTGGTAACTTAGATTTGTATGCAGGTGGTGGGGTAAATGTCAAGATTCCCTCAAATGAAAGAGAAGGTGGAACCGTAAAGATTGACAAAAAGTATAGCGGACGCTATATTATAGCTGCGTTGGCACATAAATCTACTGGTGGAAGTATGACTACTGAACTCCAGTTGATGAAAGACACGCTACAAATATAAATAGTTTTGTATCAACGAGGTACTAAAATGAAAACAATAGAAGAACACATTCAATCAGATCAAGCAATCTTAGACAATCCAATGTCATCACCTGCAGCACGCAGACATGCAAAAGTTGAATTGAAAGAACTTGAAGTTTATCATGCTAATCATCCAGAAGATCATCATGATCCAAACGCACTCGAACTTTTCTGCGAAATGCATCCAGATGAACCAGAGTGTCTAGTTTATGACGATTAGTTTTGATGATGCCCTTTTGGGTCACTGGACAAATAGATATCAAGCACAATCTAATCCTTTAGGATTTGCTTCAGTAGAACTAGAGTGGAGTATAGACTATAGTGATGTAGATCAAATTTGGTATAAGTCAAAAAATTATTACAGAAAAGAGGGTCCTAACAAACCTTATAGAAGTGGGAGACATAAAATGTCTCTTATAAGGGGGGACTCTTTTTTAATGGAAAACTATAGTGAAGATGGAACGAAGAGACAGGGATGTGATATGTTATTCGTTCAATTTGATAACAGGTGGGAAGGAAGATTATTTGCTGAAGGACAATGTGTCATAGGTGGTGCTATAATTAGTTCACATATGGTATTATATGGAGATAAGTTACATAGTGCAGATCAAGGAAGAGACAAGGAAGGCAACCTAATTTGGGGTACCGACCATTTCTATCGATTCACTAGACTTGCTAAATAATAAAAAAATGTCTTGAAGTAATGGCAGCAAACATTGATGGTATTGTAGGTGAACCTACGGTAAATTTCGTTGGAAAGGACGGTTTTTTCTGGTGGGTTGGAGAAGTAGAAGATAATGAAGATCCTATGGAACTTGGTAGGGTCAAAGTTCGTGTGCTTGGATATTATACCAATGTACAAGGAGGAACTACATCTGATCTTCCTACTGACAAACTACCTTGGGCAACTGTATTACAACATACATCACAACCAGGTAATGATGGTCAAGGTGAGAGTTCTGGACAACTTCAGCCTGGTGCTATCGTTATGGGATTCTTTATGGATGGTGAAAACGCACAAATGCCTATAGTTATTGGTGTTTTGCGTGTAACAAAATCAACAGATACTAAAAGTTCTCAAAGATTTGCTTTTACAGGTGAAAAATTTGAAGAGGGTCTTGGTGTAAACCATGCTACTAAAAGTATTTTAGATCCAAATGGAGGATTAGTAAGCGAGAAAGAAGAGGGATATAACAGACAGGGTGATAGTAATATAGTTTGTATGCCTGGTAATAAAACTTGTGATGTTGGTGGAACTGGATCTCCTAAGAATATTGGTACTGCTACAGGTATTGGTGGTGGTGTAGGTAATCCAATAAAACCTGTAGATGTAGAAAAACCTATTTCCGTTGCTAATGGTGTTAAAGGACCGTGGGGATCATTAGAGTATAGTTTATCTTATATTATTGAAAAAATTGCAAATAAAATTGGTCTCTTAGTAAAAACTGATAAACCTGATGAGTTTATCGATATGATTACGGGTAAACTTGTAACTCTCAAAGAACTTACAGCAGAACTACAAAACTTTTTAGGTGGTATATTCACTCAAGTTATTAGTGCTATTAGAGAATCTCTCCATAAATTAGCAGATAAATTAAAAATTGGTAATTTATTAGCAGGTGCTACTGGTATTCCATTTACCACTTTTGCTATGATTACGTCAGCAGTTACTACAATCTTAAAACAATTATGTATTATTGACGGAAGATTACTTGATTACATTCAAGCTCCTATTGATGCATTTATGGCTAGTATTGAGGGTTTTGCAGATGGTATTATAGACAAAGTATTATCCATCCAAAATGCTGTTAATGATGTGATTGACAGTGTTGTTTGTCAAGTTGAAAAGATTGCTAATTTTGCAATCGGTATTATCACTGATGTAAAGGCTATGCTCCAAAGCATTGGTGGTGCAGCATTACAAATTATGGAAATAT